ATACCAGATGCAATAGTGTTGCAATTCGCGTTGCTGAATTGGCTGACCATAGAAGTAACACCAGAGCTAGTGGTCATAAGACTAGCAACATCATTTGCACCTGTAGCTGACATGCTGCTGGCTACAAGATTTGCTGTGGTGTTAGTTACTGAGCTAACACTATTGAATATATAATTAACACCTACAAAAGACATCTGACCTGCTATAGAATCAGCTCCAACTGTAGTTACTTGTTCTGCAATTATATTTGCTTGGCCTTGAGAGATTCCAGTAAAAGAGTTTAAGATGTTATTAGATCCTAAGGCCCCCATATCTAATCCTACTTGATCATAAGTAGTTGGGATTAGTTCACCGGAGGTGCTCATTATCAAAGGCCCTTGAACACCAGGTAAAGTGGGTAAGGTAACTTGATAGCTTGCTGTTAAGTTAGGAGCTGACAGAGTTAATGCATATGTAGAGTTAGGAGATAAGTTTCTAAGTAATACATTTCCTGTGTCTATTGAAGTGGCAAGACCCCCGATATCATAGAATAATTGTAGATTATTTGAACCATTGAAGGCTGCTGTAGCAAGGCCGTTTGTAACACCGCTGCCCGTGGCATTTACAACTCCTGCAGCAGTTATTTGTATATGATTATTGACCCCATCGGTTACCCATAATTCTGTCCCCTTAAAGAAAATACTATTGATAGCAGCATTAGTTGTTTGAGGTACGAAGTTCACTGCTTGTGTATTTAAGAGGATTTGAGGGGTTGAGCTTCCGACACCGGCCATGTTGAGTGCTGAGTTGATGTTTAAAGAAAGAGGAGTAAGCTGCACGCCTTTGTTTAAGGTATGATCGTGGGAATCGATTAAAGTTAATGAGGTGTAAATATCTGAGGCATAAGCTTGCCCCGGTGTAACACCTGGTACTGGATTTAATAGACCCATGTTTGGGGTTGTTATAGAGCCGTCGTTTGACATTAGTACACCACTAAGTTAATAGTGCAAGGAGCACTAGAGGTTAAAGTTAAAGTTAAGTCATTAAAAGCAGCAGACCTATAGATTGAGGCTGCGGCACTTTGGTCAGAGATAATCCATCCTTGTTGCATTGCTTGTAACCCGGTGTTGATGACGTTGACTCCGGTGGTTAAAGCAATATTCTTTAGTATCCTAGGAGAGGTAAGCGGGTTAGCTAATACTGGGTTAATCTGCGAAGCCCATTGACTCTGCATCATTTGTTGATTGCGGTCACTGAAATTGAAAAGGGGGAGGGCCATTAGAATCCACCAATCGCGCCGTTTTGTCCGAAGCCACCACCATCGCCCCAGCCTCGGCCTTGGCGTATGTCACTGACTCGATCCGGTTGTCCTGCATCTCTGTTAGGAGCGGTATCTTCAATACGTTTCTGAATGAACAGAATCTCTTCTGTTAGCTTCGTTGTGTCTGATTCTTCTTTATCAAGTGCATATTTAGCAGCCCTAACAATTACATACTCTAACCATCCACTGAAGCCAATGGTAGTGATGTCTGTATCAAGCATTAAAAGAGGAAGGCGGGGAATGTAAAGGATCTGAAGAACTTGGCCACCTGATGGCGTCGGTATAAACTCAATGTTAGTCCCCAATAAACGATATTGGAGGTTGAATACGCCATAAATGGTTGAGGCGGTATTAGGGAATACGAATCTATTTCTATCTATTAAATTGTATTTGTTGATGGTGACAAAGGCATTATTGGCGTTTTGAAGCCCAAGGTCTACACCGAGGAGCTTATAGAAAGGAGCTGGTGTAAAGGCTGGTCCTTGGTTAGGGTAGCTTAAGAACTGATTAGATCCGTTAGGTAGAGCGAATATGGAGGTATTTCCTGGCGCTATGAACTGTATCCTAGGCGCCATGAAGTAGTCTTCATAGGTGGTAATGAGTAAATCATAAAGCTCATTCATTGCTAGGTTAATGAATGTGTTCCACTCTTGTGTGGTGACGAACTGGGAGTTGATTCTATCAGCCTTCTGCTGTGAGGCTAAGCGCAGGGAGGCTAAGGACATCTCACCGGTTGGTGCGGGAACCAACGGCCCTACGACTGGTGATGATGGACTGCTGCCTGAAATGTTAACTGATTGAACTGTATAATAATAAGCGGTACCAATGACGGCTGCTGTATCCACATAAGAGTTTGAGGTAGAAGTCCCAAGAGCACTGAAGTTCATACCATCAGTTGAGACTTGGATAGCATAGGACGTAGCGCCTGAGGATGGCGACCAGGACAAGTAGTTTTGTTGATTACCTGTTTGCCCAATTAGATTGTTTGGTATGCCTGGAATGCTCATTTAAATCCTCTAAGCCGGGAGACCTACACGTACAACCTTCTCCCGGCTTCTTGTGGTCACTTTGTGTGGGTGGCTGCGACGTCCTTTACGATATCACACTTAGCCCGACGCTATTAACGAAAGGCACCACCCGAAACTAAAACATAGGGCTGGTCACGCATTTAACCCGGGCGCTAATTAGACGCTGGGGCACCCTATAAACTTATTAATTGCCTGTAGAACTTCTGTTGAGTAAGAGTTCAATCTGAAGTATCTCTCCAGATGCTGGATCCGTTGCAGCATTACTAACATTTCGAGTCTGGATTGTAACAAGCGGTGCGGCAGCAACTTTAACTGCGTCTACAGCTACGTTGACGAGTGGGGCAGCGGGAGCCGATGCACCTGAAACGTTTGTCACTCGTACTCCCATCAAGGAGTAGAATGTATTAGAAAGATTAATGGTATAGTTACCAGCAGAGTTACGAACGATAGAAGCAATACCCATACCAGTGTTTGGAATAAGAGTAGGGGCTCCAGAAGCTCCGATGCTTATCTTAGCGAGTAAAGACACCATCTGACCAGCGTAACTAGAATGAAATTGTGAACGATAATTGAAATTAGACATAGGACCTCATTTTAAGACCTAAACACTAATAGTTTAGGTGGGTAGAGAGACTAACAGTTACCACCCACGGGCTGCCAGGACCCTATAGACATTCTAGGGGGTCAGTAATGGTATATTGTCCAATCAGCTCGTTCTAATAGCGTTTATAATCTTATCTGTTGGAGATTCTTGAACAACTCGTCCATTTCTATCAAGTTTTGCAAATACAACACCGGTGATAAGCTTTTTACCTTGAAAATTAACTTCAATGTTTGGATTTAAATGGTGTGGTTTAATCCATGCTAAGTTGTTATTAATATAAGCTATAGTTCCAGAAATACCTTTAACTGTTATTATATCACCTAATTTGTAGTTCATTTGTTTTTCTCCCTATTTAATTCATACAGTACTCTTAATAACTCTGCTGCATGGGGGTCATCATTGTCAAGTGCGAATTCAAAGGCATTCTTAAGAGCTTCAGCATCTGTTAACTTACCCATCTCATGCTGTACACATATCAAGCACATATAACCTCATCTATCTGGTAGAATCGCATCAATCGTTCATGTTTCTCTGCAAGACCTGGGATATCACCATAAAGCTCTCTTACGTAAACCCCTACTATAATTATAGGCACTCCAGTTATAATAGCTAGGTTGCCAATATAAGCAAGACGTTCTTCATCAGTCTTAGGATCAAGTAGAGCCCTTATAGCTGGTATGTTGATGCGGTATTTGTCTGCATCTAACGTACGCATTACGAAAGACCTCGTTCCATCGAATTGTACACTTCCCAGAAGAACTGATCAGCATCAAAGGAGTCGAGGTTAACAATCTCAACACCACGCTCTTCTGCATTATCCAGCATGTGGCAGAGAGCTCTATCGGTGTTAAAGCTTTGGTTCCAATGAGAGTCTTGTACATAATCTTCAAATTGTTCAGTCTCAACATACTTGTCAGCAAAGTCTACAGCATTCATTTTACGCATAAATACTCCTTTAGTTAGTTTTACGAAACATTACTGCTATTAGGAATTCAGAGATCACTATAACGATTGGTGTAACTACTATTAAGAACATAACAATCATATAAACTCCCTTAGTTAATGTAAGCAGAAGGGGATCTGTTTTAGCCTCGGAAGGTTTCCGTCCTACCTCCTGCTTACATATATAGAATGTCATAGTAGAGAATGCTTGTCAACTATCTATTTGTTCGTCTATCACCGCGTAATTAGGGTACTTTAATATCTGACCATCAGGCATGAGAATCGTAGAAGTAGTTCTGTCTCTAAATAAGAGAGTTCCTATTCTTCCAGAGTTCTCATAACCTTTAGGCATTTCACCTACAATCATTACCAGCTGTCCTTCAGTCATATGAGTACCCTCCACTATATGGTGAGCCTACGTAATCGTAGGGCTCTATGTCATCGAGAACCATCGTCTTGCTCGGAAACGGTGGGCAACCAAGATAGCCATCTATGACTGCATGCTTCTGCATACGTCGTTTAGAACGACACTTAGGGCATCTTGCTGAGACGCTTTGAGCTTCGGATTCCTTAACAACTTGTCTGTCACCACAATAATCACAGATGGCTACGTAAATCATTTTGCACTACCATCTAATCGTTCGGCTTCTAACTGACCATGAACGATCTTAGCTTCACGCTTTAGATATGCAACATAAGTCTCTATGTGCCCAGCATGCTTCGCCGGTGTAGTTTTCTCAGCTAAGCGATTATTGATTAAAGCTAAATACTTTACTAATTTCTCTTTCTTCTCTTTAGTCATGATTTATTCCCTTCTTCTTCTTTTTCACGTCTTTTAATCTCTGAGGTGATTTTCACTGAGTTAATTACCATGTTATCTATCATGCTCTCAAATACCGCTTCGTCAACTAAGGCGTGTATAAATGAGCCAAGTGCTATGGCCATAACATATTGTGGATATCCATCATCCATTGATATGCCCATGGCTTCTAGCCTTTGGTATGCACCATCTAACTCGGTCAGTATCATCTCTTGTTCGTTTGCTCTATCTCTCTTAACCATTATATACTCCTGCTTCTATTTTCTCACTGTATATGAACATCTTATTGACTCCATAATCAGCAATATCATCTCCTGCCTGTAGGGCATCTAACCCCATAAAGATCTCCTCACTATCAACACCGAGATTCATTAGAAACTCTAATACATCTAACCTAGTGCCGGTGATTAGTACTCTATCGTCTCCACGAACTGCGTATTGTTTGTTCGTGAGTTTATATAGTTTGAACATATTATTTTCCTTCTTTCTTGTTCCAATGTTTAAGTACAAGAGTCCTTATTTGTTTTTCAATCGCGGTACTATTGAGGGCGACGGTGACAAGAGCAGCTCTGGTGGGGGGATGGGCGGAGGCGGTGTAGACGGCGTTGGCGGCGACGTAGGCGGCGTCGTAGGCAGCGGCGGCGGAGGCGGCGTAGGCAGCGGAGGCGGCGTAGGCGGCGGTGAAGGCGGAGGCGGCGTTGGCGGCGACGTAGGCGGCGTAGGCGGCCTCCGTATCAAAGGGCACAGCCCTTGCTGCTTCAATCGCTTGCCTAGGCCTTAAATCGTTGGGATATTTCTCTTCATATTTGTGAAGAGACAGCTCAGCGATGTCCGCGGCCAAGAAACGTAGTTTAGGCGTAGGCATTAAACGCATAGCAACCCAAATCTTATCAGAATGAGTTATGTTCTTAAGCCCTAAGAACTGAGCCATAGTAAAGTCTCTGTTATCATAGAACTTCTTAAAGTTGTTAAATCTCTCTTCGCATGGCTTTAATGCTTCTATCACTTCAGTGTTTATCATATTATTTCTCTCCTGGATGAGTGTTAAAGTATAAGTAGATCTGATGAGCTCTTAGCGTTGCTTTACCATGACAACCTAGATATAATCTCAATCTTAGTAACCAAATGTGTTCTGCTCTCATGATATCTCCTATATAAAGAATCTCATAGATGAGCGATGGTGTCAAGTATCAATTTTATAACAATAATAAAGTGTAACTACTGAGAACACGACAGCTAAAACGTATGGAGCTAATAAAATAACATCCCAACCAGACAGGTGTACTAAGTAAGCACCACGGCATATCGTCCCTATAAGCCAGCACCAGGTTGAGCTCTTTGAGATGCCCTTAGCATGACTCTGGCGTATGAATAGCAGTATTTGAGGTAAGTTGGAGTAAACAATGAGAGATGAGCCTATTAGGCCTAATAGGGGGTACATACTGATGTTACTATGTCCTGTCCCTATATGCAATCAACTTTGCTAGGTGAGTCGAATCGTCAATAGCTGCCATATCTCGATTGCATTTATAACACAGTAGTCCGCGTACTTTACCGGTTGCATGGTTGTGGTCGGTGGCAAAATCTCTTTTTAAGGAACTATTAAGCTTATTGCAAATAGCACATCTATTATCCTGTGCACTCCGGATGGTGTCATGTTCTTGAATAGTAAGCCCGTAGCGTTTAAGTCTATCTTTTTCATAATGCTTGTGGTTGTTTTGTCTGGCGATTTCATTATAGCGGTCTCTGTTTAGTTCTCGCCATCTTACGATTTGCTTATTCTTGCATATCTTACAATTATGTCGATACCCGCCGGGTGTCTTGGCGTCTTTGTAAAATTGGTTTTCTTCTTGTTCTACGTTACATTGCCTACAAATCTTAGTCATGTTGACTCCTTAAAGAGAATATATCATAGTTTCGGGTATTAGACAACTAAAAAGGCCCCTGGTATTTCTACCAAGGGCCTTCGGATATTATATTCTAACTAGTTGAAATCTAAGCTGAAAGCAAAACAACTGCGTTCCAACCGGGCGCCGAACATATCAAATTGCCATAGTAACCAATACGAATTTCTAACGCATCGGCGTTTCCTACGCGCAATCCTTCAAGGCCTTCCATCCCGTAAGTCAGAATGTGTGGAACCTTTCCAAGGCTTCTCAACTTGAAGGTGTCCATGGTCAAGAGGTAAGCGGTCTGAGGAGGGCAAGAACGGTCAGTAAGGATCGTTACTCGGCCGTAAGCGCTCTGGAAGGTGATACCTTCGAAAGCAACTTCAACTTCATCATGCTTAACTTGTACGTACTGAACCTTAGCGCCTAAGCTGTTAACTAAAGCAGCATAAGAAGCGAAGTCCATGATACAGATGTCGGGCTTTCCACCTTCTCTGTTTAACAATGCAAGAGCATTCGTGATGCCTTCTTCAATCGTGTACGATTGAGCATTGTATCTGATACCAGCCAAACGGGTTGGGTCAGTAGATCGGTTAACACCCCAGAAGCTATCGTTGCTTGCAGGAGAGGTGCTTGGGAGCCAAGCTGCTAGTCCGGAAAGGGCTAGGAATGAGCCGGTGCTTGTAGCGCCAGCACTTGGCAAGTCACCAGAGATGGTGAGGTAAGCCATGCCAGTTCCGATTGCCCAGTTGCTGGACAGCGTGGAAGCTGATGCTGTTCCAGTAACAATACCGGAATCTCTGTCTACAGAGGTGATCATAACCGTATCGGTGGAAGGAGCGCCGCCGTCAGTAGCAGAAGCCACTAACAACATGCCAACTTCGAAAGCTATGATGCTGTTGCTGTTGGTAAGAGGTAACACTGTTCCACCAACCGTAACGCCAACTTGGCTCGAAGAAGCGGAAGAGATACCACGAGTAGAGGTTCCTGATCCGAATAATTCGAATGCAATGTTGTTGGTTAAGTTGCGGATACCGCCGTCGATCTGCAATTTAGCAGAATCAACGAAAGCGCCAGCATTGGACTTAGTCTGTTCCATCAAAAGGTTAGTGATTGTAACCAATTGATAATCCGAGATAACATAAACGAAGAACGAAACAAGGCTTGTAGCCGTCTGTTGGTTCTGAGCGTTAGCGAACGTGTGGGCACGTCCCTGTGGGTTGCCATATTCCAAAGGAACTGGAATATACTTACCGGCGAATCCATCTGGACTTTCGTTCTTAGGGACGAGAGCTAGGAATGGATTCTCCTTGTACACGAGATCCCTCATGTAATCTTTGTCATCTGTATAAAGCTCTTTAAGAGCTGCGATCTGATTTGAACTATTTGCGTAAACTGCAGACATGTTATATCTTCTTTCATTTGACTTCGGTGATAATGTGGATTAGCACACCATGGTCCTTAGTCTTTATGTACCCTTATAGGGTGTCATAGCACTATGTTATGACCCCTTATGGGGGTACAATGTCACAAATTAGTATTACTTTTTGTGACATGTGTTTTGGTTTTGTGTCATTAGTTTAGATTTAACCGTAAATGTAAACTATAAGTTTACATTTAAGACTTTTTCTAAACTACTTAAGCTGACCTTTAAACGCTGCAATCGCTCTTTCTCTGACACTCACTCGGCCTGAGCTAGATACGGCATTGGTTAAAGTTTTCAATGTTTGTGGCTGCTTTTGCGGCTCTAACTTTGCTTCCACCGGCTTCTGGGCGGGAGCTAGCCTCTGTTGAATCTTCTTTAACTTAGTTAGCTTGAAAGCTTCTTCAACTAAGTAGTCCTCAACTTGTTTAGCGGCATCCTCAACACTGAGAAGGACACCGTCCTGTTTAAACGTTCGCTCGATCAATTCCACTACATCATCAACTGAACTAGTTTCTCTGATCGTCTCGAATTCTGGGTTAGAAGTCACAAGCGCCGTAGTATCTGCTTTAATCTGTTTGATTGCATTCTGGTATGCAACTGTCTGCTGTTGTTCTACAGACTTGCTGGCTTCGGCTTGTTTCTTCTCAAACTCTAATATCTTTGCATCCAACTTCTTTTCGTACTGGGATTGGGCCTGACGCTCTGGGCTATTCTGCGTCAGCATCAGCTCAGTGATTTGGTCATATGTAAGACCGGCCTCAGCTAGGGCACTGAGTGTGTCCTGTGAAAGGCGATCCTTCGAAATGTATTTGGATTGGTATTCTGTTTCCTTGGCCTTGAAGGCTTCTTCCCTTGCGGTAAAAGCAGCTTCTTTGGCTTTAAGTGCTTGTTCTTGTTGAACAGCCTTGGCTCGGAGGGCCTTCTCTTTACGCGCTAATGTCGCATATTGAGTTGAGATAGGATCTTCCGTGGGCGCCTTCGTATCTGCAGGCGGAGCAACTGGAGTAGATAATGTCTCACTGATGGTATTTTGTCCAGTCTTTACAGCAGACAGCTCCTCAGGAGAGACGTTGTTTGGGTTAGCCACTGGTGTGAGAGCAGCTTGCATCCGTCCATTTAGGAAGGCTACAGCTTTATCTCTAGCACTAGATGGTTGATTTTGTTGGGTAATAGGCGCGGACATAGATTCGATCTTCATAAGGTCTTCTTTCATTACTATAAGCATTCAGTCAAGAATGCGGTTTGGTTTGTCGCTACTTAGGGATATAGACTTACAGTCTATTTCTTGAGAATTATACCGGTGACTAGCAGCAGCACCAGTGTACCAAGGGCTATGGAAATGGCTTTCCAATCAATTTCTTTAACTCGTTTAATTTGAGTTACGTTCTTGCAAAGAGAACAGTGTTCTTTACTGATGCAGGCTAGGTTCATATTAACCTTGAGGGGCATTAGGGAGCATTGGGCTTACAGCTGGGGGTGCAGCTACTGCTTGTGGGGCGTTTGCTCCTGGTGCCTGTCCTGGAGCGCCTGGAGGTGCAGCAGGGGGCATAGCTGCTTGTTTAAGAGCTTGGATCTGAGTAAAGAAGTCCCTGAGCATCTGCATCTTCTCTTCTTCAAGCTTAGAGCTACCGTAAAGGTTGATATACTGTGTTGTAAGGTCTTGTGCAAGGGCTAAGTCAAGAAATGGATCTGGCGGTGTATAATCACCATCATCAATAATCTTATCTAATATCTGAAAGATACGTTCTTCTGAAGCATTAGCTAGCTTCTCAATCTGACTTAAGTCACTGAAATCTAAGAGCCTTCGGCCTTCTTTAAGAGAGATCATGCCTGATTGCATCATCTCAGTGACCTTTTCCATACGTCCTGCTGGATCACGCGGGAGGGATGAGGAGTTGAAGCATTGGATAACAAAAGGATCTTTAAGCATCTCTATGTTTGGAAGATCAATAGTTTTAGTAGAATCTTTATTAGGAAACACCGTTTGATAAGAGCCTTGTTCTTTAGCAATATCAATAGCTTTATCAATTATTGCATATGCGAGATCAATAAAGAAGTTATCGTATTTGCGGCTGAGTGTAGCCATACGATCAGTGCTAATATCATCGTAAGAGCGTATAGCTTCACCAGAATTAAGACCGGCAGGTTTCTGGCTTGACGCCGACATTTCTGAAACACCTTCTTGCTGATAGCCATATTGAATCAACCTTTGTAATTGAGCATACATCTCTTCTGGTACACATGGGGCAACTTCATAGATAGGCTTTGTGCCTCGGTATTTAACTATAGAGCCAACATCGTTATTGAATGATGTTGAGACAACCTTAGAGCCATCTTCAACGAATACTCTAGGTACACCGACTAGTTTGATGGCTTTTGATATAGTGAATAAGATGCTATTGATTTCAAGTTGGGTGCCCATGAGCCTCTCAGCAGCGCCTTGAGACCAGAAGCCAAGCAAGCGATCAGAATCATGTAGAAATACAAATGGGAACTTATCTTTGTCATAATCTTCATCCAATATAATACCGGCGCTACAGGCTATCGTATGGCGGCCGTCTTTAGAATTCTTACCGGATCTTAAATGCCATCCTTCAACAACCATAACTAAGTCAGCAACAGTTTTAGAAGAATCAGAGGAATTATCAGGATATGCATTCTCAGCACGTTCAATGATAGATCGATATTTAGAGCCCATTTGTTCTATCAACACCGTTCGGTCAACTAGCTTTAATTGGTATAGCTGTCTTGGGTCACCATAGATGGCCTCATTCGGGTCGATGAGGAGTTCAGTCAAAAGCACTCGTTCTAAAGAGACTTTGTTATCTTCTGACTCATAGACTTTAATACAACCAGTACCAGTTACAGACGCATCTCTTAGGATCTTAGCTGCCTTCTCATAGGTTTTAGTCTGATAGAATTCACCGAGTATGAAGCTATTTAGCTTTTGTGCTAAGTTACGCTCTTTATAGTTGCCATTGTCGGTGAGAAACACCGGTGCTGGCCTAGATTGTGCAATGCGGGCTACTTTAGTGTCGATAACTGATTGCACTATGTTGAACGTAGGGCGGTCAGTCGGAAGCCCTTGGTTCTGGTCCATCTTTGACATGTTAGAGCCGATGAAGGACATGAGTGGCATGTTGCCATATAGACGAGCGTAGATGGCTGTTTGTCTTTGGCGGTAGTTCTGGGTCTCTTTTAAGAAAGCAGCGGTGCTTAAGAGCTGAGCGGCGGCCTCAGCTTGTGTAGGGGCCTTCCACCATTTGTACTGGGTTTTGGAATCTTTTTGAGCCACCGTCTTGGCTATGATGGTTTTCTTTGGGCCTTCAGATGCGGTGACTTTCATATTAGTTTCCTTGTGCTAAGGGATCTTGTCCCGTCGCGCTCCAGAACAGAAGATCATCTGCCGAGAGTTCTGGTTCAGACTCAACATCATCACCAGTGTGGTGTATAGCAACTTTGGGAGCTTTAGTTCTTGGTGTCTCATCAGCAAGCTTAAAGCTTACATCAGGAGATGTGAATTCCTTGACGCCTAACTTTCGGCAGGTGGCTACTAATTTCTTAAGGGCCTTGGCATCCATCATGGAAACTCCTAGGTTATTTCTTAGACTTGTTTTTCTTCATGATCTTACCGACCATATCATGTTCATCAGACTCTTCGAGAAGTTCGTCTCCAGGGTCATGTTCATTAGAATCTTTAGGCTGATGTATTCCATCCATCGTAGAGTCTCTGTCTTCTTCTAATGCTTCATGCTCATTGCGTTCATAGAATCCATTTGGTTGCTCTTCTTCATTGGTATCAAGATCAACTTCACCGCCGTCAGCATATGCCTTACGTGACATGATGTGTTCAGCAATAGATCCACCGTGTGCGAGACTTTCCATCTCATGGAGGTGTCTAGCAGTCATTTCATCTTTAGATTCAAGGATTTGATCTTCATATGTAGGCTCATGGGCAGAAGGCTCTGAACTTTCGCCACGATCATCACCGGCTGAGATCATCCCGCCTTCTGACATCTTTCGGAATTCTTCATGAGCTTTCATGATTGCAGCGTCACGTTTGTCAGTTGCAAATCTCATTGCATCTTCATGAGTAGATTCAGGCATTGGGCTTTCAGACTTAGGACCTCTAGCATCACCAGGAGAGATCATTCCGCCTTCAGCCATTTTCTTAGGGGCCTTACGTTTTACAGAGTAGGCAATCGCTAATGCTGTTTTCTGAGGTTTCCCAGCATGCATTTCAGTTTCAACGTTCTTGCTAAAAGCTTTAGGGGATTTCCCTTTGATCAATGGCATTTACTTATCCTTCTTCTTCTTCGTTAGTGTGAGGGCCTTCTTCGTGTGGCTCACTGTCTAGTAATTCGAATGCTGCCTTAATGGCTGCACTTACAGCTTTAATATTCTTTGAGTGTACGGCTTCGATAAGGTCATGAGAACAAGCATCAATACCATCATCATGGGATTCACCATCTGTGCTATCAGGCTTTCGTTCTATTGTCATGATACCGGCTGCTTGGGCTTTTGGTTTGAGAAATGGGAGCATAGTTCAATGGACCTCTCTTATGATAATATGTCCAAATACCCCTGTTTATATCGAATTTGTACTAAATATTACCCATTATTAGTAATTATCAGCATATGGATCTTTTAGCTGCTCGTATTCTTTGGTGATGCCCTCAAGCTCAGCTTGAAACATCTCATCGTTTTGAGCATCAGCCCAGGCTTGGGTGCCCCATTTAGGCTTTGCAACTGGGGGAGTATATGTAAATGCTGGGGATTCTACGAAAGCGTATAACACCGCATCGATTATATCTGAGTGGTAGGCTGAGGATACTTTAATTCTATCCGGTGTAGACTTATCTCTATCAATTTCAACTAGATAAGAATCTTGTGCAAACTTAGAATCAGTTTTAGCTTTGAATCGTCCAGTGCGGAGAGCATCGTTAAGAAATGCAATGTGCTCCATCTTACGAGCTTTATCTGCAGCTTGTACAGGTATGCCATGACGACGCCTCATTTCCTCAGCTAGTTTCTTACCAAGACCACCTTGATCAATCATTATCTTAGTGATATCATACTTCTTGCGTAAAAGTTCAATTTGTTCAACCAACTCAGTTAATCCTTGTTGCCTCACAACTAATTCTTCAACTAGGTAAGTTGCAGCAGTATCCTCAGACCAGGCTAACACCGCGATGGCATCAGCGTCATCGAACCCCAAATCGATGCCCATTATATAGTTGAGCCGCTTAGGGCTGATTGCAGGCATTGCATCAAAGTGATTAAGTTGAGGATTGTAATGTAATAACAATGAATTTGAATCCAGCGTGAAGCGCCCAAACCACTCCCTCTGTACTGAAGGGTCTGAAGCAGGAACACCGCGTCGCTTAAGCTCTCTGTCTAGCATCTGTTGATGAGTTACTTTAGACTTTTGAATGATAAAAGGGTTATCCCAAAAGGTCCAGTGAAACTTAGCCCATCCATTGTCTGAGATGTAAGCATCGTGAAAGAAGCCTGTAGGAAGAGGGGATGGTGTTCCAATGATATTCAAAGTACCGGCATAATCCATTAGGCTTGGTGCAAGTACTTCATTGATAAGCTCTTTGATATAAGAACGAAAAGATTGGCACTCATCGATGTAAACTAGTTTAAGGGCAAGACCACGGAACTTCTCAATCTCGGTCTCATCTTTGGCACCGGATAGGTAGATGGTAGATGCATTTGGAAATGTTATAGATAGTTCTGCTATGCTCAAGACACCGTTTAGTTTGTAATCTCTATTTAAATCTTTAATCTCTTTCCATATAATCTTCTTAGCATTGTTTCTGCTAAGTGTAATATAGAGACATACCGTACCTGGGCTGTTAATCGCGGTATATACCAGATCAGCGGCACAAGCTGTGGTCTTTCCTGCTCTTCTAGAACATACCGCTACTTTATTAGGCGATGGGTCCATGACAAAAGCTAGCTGTTCTTTGAACAAATGGCCTTCAAGCCTGAACTGCTTATTCTCATCAGCAACTTTCTTACGACGACTAAGCGCTCGTTTGACTGCTTTGATATTAAGAACACTCATTCTTTGGTTATCCTTGAAAGAAGTTCTTCATCTGACATTTCAGCTAAAAGATCTGTCTCTTTCTGTTTAAGATCACCCAACATTGCCATTAAGTCTTTTAGGTTCTGCACTGTGGACCTGTCAAAGGTCTCAAGACCAGCTTGTGTGCTGATTACATTCATCATCCGTGATATATTCTTGAGACCTTGATTAAGTAGGGAGTCAATATCCGTAGTTAAGCCTTCTTCTTTGATAGTGGGAACTTCCACTATCTCCTTGATGACGACCGTACGTTTATTATCTGCCCAAATCTTTGACATTATTTACCTTTAGATACTAACGGCGTTACAGGCTTTGGAGCATACAGAACTCCAGCAACAGTTGCTGCAGGAACTCCAGCCTCTCTTTCAACACCGGTGTGTTTAAAGCTAAGAGTAAGATTCATGTTTTCATCAACTTCCATTGACAAACCAACAAGAGTCTTAGCTTGTGGAGGAAAAACACTCCCTAATTCCCCAATCCCTGGTATAAACAAGGGATGATGAAGTTTAGCGTAAGTTACTTTACGTGACATTATGCCACCGGTGTTTCTGACTCAGCTTTAGCATCTGCCTCAGCTTTTTGTGCTGCAGCGCCTTCTAAGTTAAGTTCTTTTAATTGTTCTTGAACTAATGCAAGGTCTAAGCCTAATGCAAAGATAGAATAATTCAAGTGCCCCGCACGAGTGCAAAGGGTTGTGTACTCAGTTTGAATCTCAGATACAGTTCTTTTTGACATGTTATTGTCTCCTTAGAAAGATATTACAACAGAAAGGGATTGAAGTCAATAGACTTCTTGCGTATAATGGCTAATCCGGTTTTGGTTAATTGAGTAGCCGTGGTGGTAGTGGTAGGGACTAGCATAGAAGCTATGCCAATACCCCGCCAAGCTTTCTTTACAAATACAAAGTGTATTAGATTTGAGGAAGGAGAGACAATGGAATACCCCAATATCACTTCGGGATCTTCTTTAAGACATGCAATCCTAACCTCAGTGGTATCTTTAGCTAGCAAGAAGTCAATCACTCGGTGATAGTTCTCCATGAACACCGACTTATCGATCTCACTGAACCAACTTTCACCATAGAACAACCCCCTTAGGATCGTAGCCATGATAAAGTTCTTATCTGCCTCAACAGTAGGCCTTACGATGACTAACTCATCCTTGTTCATGTTGCACCGAGTACATTCGAATCATTTCATTTGAAAGAGATTTTAACATAGAACCAACGGTGCTCTTACCAACACCAGTTACTTTTGAGATTTCTCTAATGCTCATGCCTTGAGAGTGCATATCCCACAGAGGTTTATTAGCCTCAGTGAAGTTAGTGAATTCATATAGAAAATGCCCAGCTAGGCGGTAGTAGTCTTGTTTAGCACTTTGTTTAGTAAGTTCTGTAAGATACTGCCCCTTCTTTTGGAAGAGACTGCGAGACCATTCTTTTATATTGCCTTTATTGTTCTCTATGTCTACAAATCCTGAATCTTTCAGGATCTTACTCCACTTATTTTGTAACTGCTTCGGGGGTTTTGTCATTGGGGACTTCCTTGGCTTGAGTAAATGCTGAGGCGTCGCGTCTTGCAACTCTATCAGCGGCGAATTTCGCTTGTTGGATCTCTTGGAATACCGAGCCTGCTACTTGTTTAGCAGAAGCTGCGATAATGGTTTTAAGAAAGTGAGCTTTAGGTTTATGTGTAGTGATAGAGCCTAGATTGATCACTGTAGAAGCTAATACGATCTTAATGGAGTCTCGGTCCTGAGTAGGAAGGTCATAAGTCTCTGAGAAAGACTCTGCCCAAGCATTAAACTCAGTAACACCGGTGGGAAGCTTTGTGGGGAATCTTCCGGCTATCTGCTTTGCTAATCTTATTAGTTTCTGTTTCATATTATCTCCTAAGGGTTAAAGAATCTGTTTCCTGAATTAGGGGCTACTGTTTGAAAGTGAACCCAATTTGGAGTAGCATCAAATGTTTCCATCCAAAGGCCTACTTCCTCCATTAAAGGGACATTGGCTAATACCCAGGGCTTAATAGCACCATCATCGGATATATCGGCTGCTTGTCCCGTTAAATGCTTACTTTTTGTAGCAGTGCTTTTACCATCTGCTATCAATTGCTGTTGTTGATACTCAGATCTAAGACCACTAGTCACCAACATGGGCTGGTTGTACTGAAGTCTTACAATGTTAAGCCTTCTTTGAAGCTCTAAAAGATTGTCATCAATCTCTGGTGTAGTGTGGTAGTCATGTCTATTTAATTCTTGAAGAGTGATCATTTAGACCCCATTATTAAGTTAAGCAGAAGGGTAACACCAACTGAAACCAGTATAGAGAAGCTGATATTGATCAACTTTATCATAGAGAAGGCTTTACTTTCTTTTTAGTAACAATATCACCTAACCCTGCCAGTGGGTCAAATACGGGTATTGGAGGTGCGGTTATTACTTGCACATCTAACCCTTGCAACTCAGTTTCTAAGAAAAGCTTTACATATTCATAAGGAACAATCATTCCCCAGCTTAGCATACCAGATCCAGCAAACACCATTCCGGATAGCTCTCCTTTGTCATTATAGACTGCAGAACCGGAAGACCCGGGGCTGATTACATTGCTAACGGCTTGAGCTTCTACGGGAAATGCAGACCCGCCACTGACTGTGATCATTACCTTTTGTCCAAAATGACCGGTAGTAATAGTAGTAGGAAGTAATAAAGGATGCCCAACTACAACCGAAGTATCATAGGGACGAGGAGCAGATTCAGCTAAGTTAGTGTGTCCATGAAGATCTCCTGATACCCAGATCTGGCAGAGATCATGAATATTAGACATTCTAAAGTTAAGAATAGCATAAGGGGTATTACCATCATCCATAACTACCCCACCATACATGATGTGCTGACAGACATGCTTATTGGTGAGAACTGAACTTGATATAGGATTGCTATTTAGGATAACTCCCGTGCCTCCTCCATGGTTATTGATCACAGAGACGGTGTTGTTTGCAAAATGCTGATTAGAAGTATTAATATGAGTTATTAAAAGGTTTAATGCTAAGTTTGTTAGAACCAATATCGCAATCATTTTGATACTTATTTTAAGTACAGTCTTAATCATTTTGATCTCCTAGTGTTATAATGACATAAAATTAAAGGTGTGTCAACTATTATCTATATTTAGGTCTATGTTGTCTCCAAGGATGAAGTTTCTTCACCGGAGCTGAGCCAGGCATGAATAAGTCTAACCCTGTTCTAAGGGGGGAAGTGTGGCCTTCACAGTAGCAAGTGGTTGGTACTGACAGCATTCCGCACTTGTATATCTTACATATATAGGTAGGACCTGATATGTGGTTTTGAGTGCCCGTCACTGCAGCGGCTATTGCTCTATCTGTGGCTAAGGGACCTGAGTATCTTGAATTTGACATAATCTCTATTCTCCTGTCTCTTAGTATACTATAGTCTATAGTATGAGTCAATAGACTTTAAGATTTAAATCTCTATATTAAAACTAAAGAATAAAACAAAGTACTAAGTTAGACCCGGAGTGAGCGAAGCGAACCGAGGATGCGCTGGCCCTGCGCGTTAGGGCCGAGCAGCAGCGAGCTTTACTAATAATCTAATGATACCAAAGCTCAAAAAGCTTGTCAAGTCTTTTATTTTGTAATGGATGGTGTAGCTTCCACAAAGGTCCTTATTGGCAATTATATTTACACTTTATTGTTGACTTTTTAGACGTAGGGGTGTAGTCTTTGATTATCTACTCTCCCTCCTCCCCAAAGAGGCCTAAGCTGGTAAGTTCTTACCTCCAAATAAGCTTAGGCCTCTTTTTCTTTGACTATATCATACTACTTTGCTATGCTTTAAATGAGGGTTTAAACAATGAAACTAATACTGATATTTAATGCCTTTTTCTTTGTATATGGTGTGGTTATTCTTGTAGCAGGAGAATTCTCATATCTAACTTTATTTATGGTCATAGTGAATGCAATAGCTCTAATCATTAACGCTGAAAGGGAGATAAAATGAGCGAACGGGACTTAGATCAGCTACTTGTAGTATATGGTAAGAACATAATTGTTGAACTATTAGCTAGGGAAACTCTAAAGTTATTTACTAATCCAGAAAAACCTCTTAATGATGAACCTGCTTTAGATTATAAGTCTGCAGCCCTCTTAATCGGTGAACTAGTAAGATTGGTTATAAAAGATGTGCTTAATGATAAACCCCTAAAGTATGAAGATGCAGATTTAAATGCTTATCTTAAAGATCAATATATCAAAACTAGAAAAGACATAGAAGAGCAAATAGGATTATCTTTTACTAAAGCGGTTAGAGAGTTTGCTAATCAACCAGTAGAATACACCTGTGCGATTAAACAAGTCCCTAAGCGCGATAAGACAAAGGATAACTAACATGAGAATAAATGTAGAAATTCAATATGCTGTACTGTTAGCATTGTATTTACAAAGAGCAGGCAGAGCCCAACTACCTGATGCTGCTGCTCAGCTTTCATTATCCCTTTCATTTTTACAACAGATTTCTAGAAAGTTGGTAAAAGCCAAAGTTCTTATTTCTTTCAGAGGAAGAGCTGGTGGATATGAGCTAAGCAAGCCAGACATTACTATAAAGGATATATTTGATGCTCTCGACCCTATTAATCTTATAAGCAGAGAAGAAAAGACTAGGTACTCAACCGGTGTAGTTGAGTCTAGAGCATTTTACCGATTTGCTTCTAATCTCAGATCTTTAATGACACCGTTGCTAAATAAAACTATAGGTGATATAGTTAAAGAGTTAGTAGCAAAAGAAGTAGAGCAGCGAGAAAAAGCTGTAGAAACAGGAATAATACAATGAAAAGATTATTAGTAGCTTGTTTAGTTCTAGGGGGGTGTGGTCAACAGCCATCCATTCATGAAATTGTGGGTCCTGCTGGAGCACAAGGCCCTGCTGGTGCAAGCGGAGCAGTTGGGGCTACCGGCGCAGGTGGGTCGAACGGGGCAGTTGGTGCTACTGGTGCTACTGGTGCTACTGGTGCTACTGGTGCTACTGGTGCTACTGGCACACAAGGCATTCAAGGAGCTACAGGCGCCCCCGGTATACAAGGTAATGCGGGCGTAGCCGGAGCCCAAGGCATACCAGGGATAACCGGAGCGAATGGTACCAATGGTACTGATGGGGTCAATGGAGCTACAGGCCCTCAAGGTACACCAGGTATAAACCCGACTGCTACATATTCAGTACAGTTTTGTAGCAATCAAGGTCCAACTTCTTACCCTAATAACTTCCCAGAGTATGGATTGTGCATCTCAAATATGCTATATGGCGTATACTATGATGGTCATAATGCATGGCTTTCTCAGATAGTTCCTGGAGAGTATATGAGCACTGCAACAGGCCTTCAGTGTGACTTTCAGGTCCTCCCAAACTGTGTGGTACAATAAGATGACAACTAAATATAAAGTGATAGTAGCAGTATCAGTAGTGATAATATCAGCCGCAATAGGTCGCTATACTGCTCCGGAGAAGATCAAGATTGAAACTAAGACAGTGGAAGTTATTAAAGAAGTAAAAGTAAAGGATACCACTAAAGCAAAGACGTATAAGAAGACCGAAGACATAAAGCCCGGTGGTGAAAAGATTACAGTAACAACAGTAACAGAATCTGACAAAACTGATGTAGATAACACAGCAGTAATCACCGCAACTAAGGCAGAGAGTAAAACAATTACTGAGGGTACAGGAAAGTTAAATATTAGTGCTTTAGCCGGCACTAATGTAACAAATCCAGGAAATGGTATGCTATATGGCGTACATATTAGCAAGGATATCTTAGGGCCTTTAAATATTGGAATTTGGGGCTTGAATAATGGAACTGCAGGGTGTAGTGTTGGTATAACGTTCTAACAAAGGGAGAGATGTATGTTAAGTTCAAAGAAACATGAGAGAATTGAAAAGGCTTTAGGAACAGAAGTTTTAGTAGATCTAGAGGCGTTGTCTTTAGAAGATCTTAAATCTCGGATTGCTCAAGCTGATGGTTCTATTAAATCAACTCAAGATGAACTAGAAGCTAACCCTAAGTATGAAGAATTGAAAGAAAGTCTTAAAGCTTTGTCTGAGGGGCTGCGTGAAGTGAGAAAAAGACAAAATGCTGTAGTTACATACTGCTTACACTTAATCGAAGAGAAAGGTGAATAATATGTTAACCACATTAGGATTAGTTGTTATAATTCATTACCACAGCATAGTTGGGTTTCATGACTCTTTCTATGGCATCTGCACCGGTGTTGTAGAGGTCAGCTATTCACAACGCCCGAGCCCTATGCAAGAGTATGAAGTTGATGCGACTTGTGACAGCGGGTACAAAGGAACTTTGATTGTATCTAGGGCTAATATCCATTCATGAATTCTAAAAGGAAAATGATATGAGTTTTATTAAACTATGTGAAGAGCTCACCAAAGAGATCAAAGATAGCTATGAAGTTGGAATAACAATTGAAGGGGCTGAGCGGCTAGCCGGTAAGTTTCTTTATGCTCAACTACTAGTAGCTGAGGAGCTAAGGCGTGTTGATTTAGATGCCAGAATGAAGAAATCAGGGCTTAAGGCAATTAAAGCCACAGTGTATTTAGATCATGCGTCTAAGTCAGAAAAGAAACCATCTGATGTTCTGCTTAATGCTATGGTTGATACCGATGAGGTTGTGTTAAGCCAGCAACTTGTTGTAGATGATGCAGAAGTCCTAAAGTTATCATTAGATAGCTACATGTCTATCTTTCAAAATGCACATATTCATTTTAGATCTATAGCGAAAGGGGCTTTCGGTGGCTAATATAAACATAGGTAAGATTGTTAGTGATATGCAGAAGCTTTATGCTAAGGATAAGAAGATCCAAAGCATTATAACTACCGGTGATAGTGTAAAGACAAAGTACACTGCTAAGGACCTTGTTCCTTTACCAACGGGACATCCCTTGGCAAGCCTTATGGGACTCTCTGGGATACCATACAATAAGATACTACAGGTAGCGGGTAAGCCTGACTGCGGTAAGTCCACCTTTGCTGCTGAGGCTATGGCTTCAGCACAAAAGGGTGATGTACAAGTTATCCTATGGGATTCAGAAGATAAATTCGATGCTTCACGCCTTACTATGATGGGAGGTGATCCTTCACAAATACTCCTAGTTAAGACCAATGAGATTCTAAAGGGAGCAGAGCTTGTAAGGCGGTATATCACCGCCATTAAGGATCAAGATGAAGATCAGAAGATCCTCTTTGTCTGGGATTCAGTAGGAGGCTCTCAAAGTCGGTCTCATGCTGAGCGTGAACTGGATAATGAGAAACATGCTCAACCAGGTCAAGATGCTAAAGAGAATGGGTCGGTGATGAAGACCGTTGTAGCTCTCATTAACAAGTACCCCGACACTATTGCAGTATATCTTGCCAATCAGACTTATGCCAAGATTGGCTTCATGCAGCACGGCGATGCCGCATCTGGGGGCACAAAAATCGAGTATCATTCCTCTTTAATAGTTATGTTAAAGCGAATCAAAGTATTGACTAAAGTTGTAAAAGGGGTGACGATGAAATCAGGGATCATATCTAGGGCAACAGTGACCAAGAATCACTTAAGTCAAGATGAGACCTCGATTCATCAGCTGGACTTTCAGATTAACGCCAAAGGCACACAAATTGTTGATTCTGTAGAGGATGAGGAATAATGATTAAGATAGGAAGATTTGAAATATACATAATCAAAAGATCTATGCAAGGCATGGGCATAGTGGGTGCCTCTAAAGATGAGATATGTAATTGCATATTCTTCAATATCTGGAGACTAGGTGCTACGTGGTTGGGCTCTAACTGCAAGTATTAAAGGAGAGAATATGAAAGCTTCATTTACGTTTACATTACCAGAAGAACAAGAAGAATATGAGATGATGTCACACGCCAATGACTATAGACGGGCTCTTGAGGATTTGGATGATTATTTGAGGCAGAAGATTAAGTATGCTCCAGATTCACAACCTGAAGACCACACCGTGCTTTATCAAGAAATACGCTCTAAGTTATGGGAATTGAGGAACAATGATTAAACTTATTGTGACTAGAAAAGAGATCGAACGGATGCGCATCGAGATTGCTGCTAGATTCGCCTTTAGTCATAAAGAGTTATATGTATTGTTTGTTGAAGAATATAGTGGATTTCTAAAGTGTAAGGGTGTAGATATTGATGTTGAAGTAGAAGAGGTTGTGGTGTATGCTGATGGTGGGGGATTAGATGAGTAAACCGCTATTTGTAGCAATATCAGACATACACTTTAATGTTAATAACCTAGAGCTTGCTTCTACAGCACTTCAAGCAGCTTTAGATAAGTCTGAGGAATTAGATATCCCGCTTGTTATAGCTGGGGACTTACACGACACCAAGGCGATCATCAGGGCTGAGGTTGCTAACAGACTTCTTAATATTCTTAATAAAGCCAAGATGGAAAAAGTATACATCTTAGTTGGTAATCATGACTTGATTAACGAAAAGGGAGAGGAGCATGGACTCAACTACCTCAGCTCACACGCTTGGGTTATTTCTTCACCAGTGTCTTTGACAATTGAAGACCGAGAAGTGATGTTTATACCGTATCAGAATACCGTGCAGAAGTTCAAAACAGCTTTAGCTAAGGCTCCAAAAGGATCTTTAATCGTTTGCCATCAGGGCGTCCAGGGCGCTCATTTAGGAGATTATGTTCAAGATAAAACAAGTATCGAGGCAGGAGCACTTAATGACTACACGCTCATCTCGGGGCATTATCACAGGCATCAAACTGTTGGTACTCTCACCTACATCGGCAGCCCTTTCACCCACACTTTTGGGGAGAGCAGCGATGGCGATAAGGGTTATCTTATTGTCGCTGATGATGGAACATTCGAAAGAAGTATCCTTAATCTTCGACGTCACGTGAAGATATCAATCGATGCATATCCTGGTGTTGAGAGAATAACTCTTTATCCTGGGGTGAATACCGATGATTTATTGTGGCTACAGATTCATGGTAATAAAGATGAGTTGAATAAAATTGACAAAGAGAAATTAGGGCAATTAATATTAGGTCATTCTAACTTTAAACTAGACTTAATACCGGATGAGATGGTCATAAAAGATGCCACATCTTGTGAACCTCAGACTGCACAAGAGAGATTAGATAGCCTTATTGAACGCTCTAATGATCATACGAGTCAGGCTGCGGTAATGAAGAAGTTCTGGAGAGATTTGCTATGAAATTACTATCAATGTCAGTATCTAACTTTGGGTCTTATGCTAACCTTGATTACAATTTCCTTAATCAAGGTCTGTGCTTAGTGTACGGCCCCACGGGTAGCGGTAAAAGCACTATAATGGATGCCAGTAGCTGGATAATACTTGGTAGTACTGCTAAGAACAGTACAGCAGATTCTATTAAGTCTTGGAATGCTGGTGGTATCCCAACTATTGGTACCTTAGAGATAGAGACAGAGATTGGTAATGTTTATATTACACGTATCCGTGGATCTCAGAAAGAAAATGATCTATATTGGGAGGAAGGAGATCACACCTTAATTCGCGGCAAAGACATGGCTGAGACCCAAGAGATGCTTAATGAAAGACTGGGCATAAATTCTTATTTATATGCATTGGGCGCATATTATAATGAGTTCTCTCCTACAGGGCAATTCTTTACCGCTAAAGCCGGCGACAGGAGGGCTATGTTTGAGTCCATGATTGATCTCTCTTTCCCGGTGTCGCTGTCCGAGGCAGTATCTATCTCTAAGAAGAGCACAAACTCCCTAATTGGAAAGATAGCTCCGGAATTAGAGCAAAACAAAGGAAAACTATCCCAATTGGTGCGGTCCCTGTTCCTATCCAACAAGGAACACCATGAGTGGGAGATACATAGAGATAAAGCCATAGATGACATTAAAGCAGATAATCGTGACTTTGAGAAAAACAAAGAAACAGATATCCAAGATGCTTTAATCATGAGCAAAGTGTTCGAGCGTGAGAAAGAAATAGAAATAACAAGGATTGAAACTAATATATCAGCTATTTTAGAGATTCTACGTGAGAATACAGATGTGTGCATCACCTGTGGTCAGCCTAATGAGTCTCACGCAGAGGCCTTAGTATATCTAGGTGAGTTACGTGTAGAGTTAAGCAAAGTAAAGAGTAAACCGAATACTGATGAGCTATCCCTTCCCTATTTACGTGATAAAACCAACCCTAATAAGGACTATACCATATTAGCAAATGAGTGTAATCCACATGCAAAACTGATCGCAAAGTATAAAAAAGACATAGAAAACATAGAAATAGGAATAAGTAGTCAACAAACTAGTATACAGAATCTAAATGATGAGATAGAGAAGTTGGAGACCTTAGAATCTCTTTTATCTATCTTAAGAAGTGAACTAGCTGAAACTACGATTAAGAAGGTAGAACAAGATACAAATGAACTTTTGGAGAAGTTCTTTGATTCTGAGCTTAGGGTATTGTTTGAGGTTCAGAGTTCAGACAAGCTCAACGTCATTATACATAAGTCTGGTAACGAAGCAATATTCAAGCAATTGTCTAAGGGTCAACGCAGTCTTCTAAAGCTCTGCTTTGCGGTGTCAGCTATGACAGCAGTGTCCAACAAGAGCGGTGTACACTTTGACACATTGATGTTAGATGAGGCTTGTGATGGACTAGACGAAGACCTTAAGCTGAAAGCATTTAACCTATTCAGTGAGCTTTCTAAGACCCATGACACCGTCATAGTAATCGACCATAGCGTGGGACTTCAGAACCTATTTGATAGGAAATTTCAAGTCAGCATGGCGGGTGATATTAGTTCTATTCAGGAGGATTTATGAATCCTAGGATTACCCCCAAAGAACATGTATTGATAATGGGAGCAATAAGGCGTATATATTCTAGATCTGAGTTACGACGTGGTGCTATACTTGTCTCCTCTGCTCCTGACTTCATGGACATGACTCGCCCTAGAGTAAAGAAGTGGTCTATATGCCCTAAATGTCAACAATTTATACCAACTTATTTGATGGAAGTAGACCACGTATCCCCGGTGGTACCGCTTGATAAAACACTGCAGGAGATGTCATGGGAAGAGTTAATCAACAATATTTGGTGTGAGCCTAGCAATTTAATAGCTCTATGTAAGCCTTGTCACTTGACTAAATCGACTATTGAGAATAGTATAAGAAGAGATAATAAAAGGGAGAAACGAAGCAATGTCAAACGATGTAAAAGTATTAAGAGGCCAATTAAGACAACTCGTAAAAGAATTGTTAACCGAAGAGCTCGTAAAAGCAGTAGACGATAGAGTTACTAAACTCACTTTAGATCGTCTAGATAAGATTGAGAAACGACAGAAAGAGATCTTGGGTTTCACCGTTCGTAATTCTGCTATGCCTTTGGCGGTTAAGAGATAATATGAAAAAGAACTCAAGTATTCTAGTTATATCAGATCAACACATGCCTTTTGAGCACCCAGATATGTTCGCATTTCTGGAAGCCATTAAAAAGAAACACTCCCCTACTGTTGTGGTTAATATCGGGGATGAGATTGACAATCATGATCTATCTTTTCATGATTCAGATAAGGATTTACCATCTGCAGGAGATGAGCTACAGATTGCGATCAAAAAGATCAAAAGATTAGAAAAGCTATTTCCTACAATGACTTTAGTTGACTCTAATCACGGCTCTTTAGCAATCCGAAGATTCAAACACCATGGAATTCCAATGAAGTTCTTAGCCACTAACCAACAGATCTATGGTGTAAGTACCAAATGGCAATGGGTTAATGAGCTTAATCTAACTTTACCCAATGGAACAAACTGCTACTTTGTTCACGGTATTTCTAAGAATGGCAAACAATTGGCTACCCAGCGGGGTACTAATGTTGTTCAAGGACATTATCACACTGAATTTAGGATTGACTATGCCTCTAATCCTAGTAATCTCTTATGGTCTATGCAGGTGGGGTGTTTGATCGATAAAAAGAGCTTAGCCTTTGCCTATGACAAATTAAACCTACAAAGACCAGTAATCGGGGTTGGCATGATAATAAACTCTTTACCAGTTCTTATCCCTATGATTTTAAACAACAAGGGCAGATGGTGTGGGAAGCTGTAGGTATTGACTCTAAATGGCCGTCATGCTATTCTTTAAGTATGACAAGTGCTTTAATAACTAGTCTGATTATAGCAATGGCCCCAGTGTTTAACATCAACCCAATGATAGCTGTGGCCGTTGCTACCGTAGAGAGTGATTTGAATCCTAAAGCAATAGGAGGCAAAGGGGAAGTGGGTTTATTCCAGATAATGCCTCAAATGTATAAACGATATGGTTATACCAGGAAACAGATGGAAGACCCTGTTAATAACATCTATCTTGGACTTGTAATGCTTCAGGATGCTAAACGAACATGCGTTCATAAAGGTGACCTCACTTTTCTCGTTTGTTATAATGCTGGTCCTACAATAGCTAAAAGAATTAAGAACCCACAGAAGTTTGCCTATATACGAAAGATTAAAAGTAAGCTAATATATATCTTAAGTACACCGAGGGAGAAATAGTAGAATGAAGAAACACACGAAGATACTAATAAAAGGCACACCGTGGAAAGTGTTCTTCTTAGAGGAGGACGCCTTCATCAAGAAGTTCGGTGAGGGAATTGGGGCGATCACCGTGATAGACTACAAAGAAGTTTATTTCCACGACGGTGAGATCTATAAAGCCCATATAACTCATGAGTTATGTCATGCCTATTACTCTAGTATGTGTTTGGGTTCTACTACTCTAACTAATCATCAACTAGAAGAAGTGTGGTGTGATATGTTCGCCCTACACGGTGATTCCATCATGCGACAGACTCGCTTAATCTGGAAGCAATTAAAGGTACTAGAGGAGGAAGCATGAGCCTCCCATCTGATACGTGGATAACCACAGAAGATCATGCTTTCGGACCTACTATGGACCAGAAAATACTACCCTCAGGGAGCTTTGTAAGGCCCATTGCTTTCTGTTATTTACCAGAAGAGATACGCAATAAAGAGCTTGATAAAGTTGTATATAGTAGAATTAACTTAGATAACTTTGTATTTTGTTACACCCACTACGGTATTATTGTAATATCAAGAGACATATTGAGGAAGATATGAAACATATAGAAATAGAAATGAAGTACAATGCTTCTGTTATCTCACCAGATGCGTTTAACTACTTCTGTAATATGAAAGAGCCTATGAGCTTTGCCGGTTTCTCTGGATATGATACCTTCTATTCCCACCCTGTTGATACCGAGTCTTTCTTTCGGTATAGGGAAAGAGAAGGAGAGGCTGAGTTGACATTCAAACGTAAACTAAGCAAGAGTGATAGTATTATACGTATTGAGCATAACTTGCATTTATTATATCCTAGCCATGATAAGTGTGAAGGGTTTGTTTTCGATATGGGATATGTTCGTAACTCAGTGATATTCAAAACAGCACTAGTATATGATTTTGAAACCTATTGTGTTTGTTATTACATTTGCTACAACACCAATATGGAGGAGTTAGGGAGATTTGTTGAGATTGAGCTGCATGAGGATCTTGAGTGGGGCTCAGAGGATGAAGCATTGGCATCCTTGAATCAAATAGAACAGCAGTATCATAATTTAGGCTTAACACCTTTGAATAGACTGAAAACAAGCCTGTTTGAGATGTTTAGAATAAGGAGTTGATATGAGTGAGACAGGAATCAAACACGATAGTGAGAAAGTGAGATTAGAACTTCTCAGTCCTACAGCCTTAAATGAGATCGCCAAAGTACTAACCTTTGGTGCAAAAAAGTATGCTGATCACAACTGGCGCAAAGGATTCAAATGGTCACGACTATTAGGCGCTACACTTAGACATGTTCTTGCATTTATGGGAGGACAAGATAAAGATCCTGAAACAGGTCTTAGTCACCTAGCGCACGCAGGTTGTTGCATCATGTTCTTATTAGAGCACGAAGCAGTGCACAAAACGCTTGACGATCGACACAAAGCAGAGTAGTATTTTATACACACACCAATAACGGTGTTGTAACTGAAGGAGAGAGACAAATGGCATTTAAAAAGAAGTTCGATGGGCAGACAGATACGACGATCCAACTTGGAGACAAGAATAATCCAGTCCCAGTCAGTATTGAAGGTTATTTCCTCGGTACCAAAGAGATTCCAGATGGTGGTTATGGTCCTGGAAAGCTCCACATCTTTCAAACTGCAACCGGAGCCACCGGTGTGTGGGGTAAAACTAACTCCAATCGTTTGTTGACTCGTGATCTTATTGGCACTATGGTTCGACTAACGTTCACCGGCATGGGCCCTAAAGTCAAAGGCAAGAACCAAGCTTATACCTATGAGCTTGAAGTGGATGCCACCGAGACGATGGATGTAACCGGTATTGATGTCGGTGGAACTCAGTCACAAGCCGACGATGAAGACGGTGGGGATGTAGAGCCTACACCGACGCCAAGAGCAGCCTTGCAGCAATCTGCAGGTCCTACAGCTAAGGCAGCAGGCACCTCTGCTACATCACAAGGTAAATTGCAAGCTATGCTAAACAGCCGTCGCTCTGGCGCTTCTGCTTAGTTAAAGTTGGGGACGGTGGCCGCAAAACACCGTCCCCTTTTTGTTGGGGGGTAGCATAATTGGCAATGGAATATACTGTTAATATATGATATCTAAGTTCAAATCTTAGTCCCCCAGCCATTTTATATCGTTAATACTTGGGAGAGGTAGAGTATGCTAACATTGATAAATTCAAAAGCTGAATTACAAAATGGTCACTGGAAAGGTCTCTACAGATGCGGGTGTGGCGCCGAGATTACTATTTTTAATACCAATGTTAATAGACCACAGCATAAAACCAATTTTTGCGCAAATTGTACCCATATCAATAGAACGCTCGGTATGCTTGATAATACTAAACCAACTACTCATAATAGATCCCGCACAAGAGAATACTCTAGTTGGTTAAACTTAATTCAAAGGTGCACTAACCCTAAGAATCCCAGGTATAAGCACTATGGAGGCCGAGGCATAACTGTTTGTCCAGAGTGGCGTCTTTCTTTTGAGCAGTTCTTTAAAGATATGGGACCTAGACCAGAGGGTAGATCTATTGATCGCATTAATAACGATGGTAACTATGAACCCGGTAATTGTCGGTGGGCTACTGCTTATGAACAGAACTTTAATAAGAGGTACCTATGATTTGCATGCTGATTCCGCCAGATTGGTTGAAACTTGAGTCTCCAGAGCTTAACACTTTACAAGATGATCTTACGATGGAAGAGATCCTAGAGTATAATAGCTTAGGATTTAACTGTTATTACTACCCTAATTACCCAAGACTAGTGAATGACCCCAAAGCTTTTTTCACTGGTGTTGATATAGATGTCTTTGAGTGGGTGTACGTAGACATGGACCTTAAAGATGATATCTACCCGAGTAAAGATGCGTTCTTAGACAAATTAGCCTCCTTTCCATTAGAACCAACAAAAGTCGTAGATTCTGGCAACGGTCTCCACGTCTACTGGAGGGTTAGTGACCTAGATGCCAAATCCTTTTTACAACTCAACAGAAGGCTTGCTAGGGCCTTTAAAACCGATTTGGCAGTGGGAAAAATTAAACAATTATTAAGAATACCCGGTACTATCAACACCAAGAAGAAAGAAGAACCTAGATTCTGTGAAATACTGTTTGATGACTCCACTAATACCTATGCCGCTGAGACCTTAGCTAATGAGCTCCCTCAGCTGTCCCACGAAGATGCGCTATATTGCA